CCATTACCGGTGTACAAACCATTACCATGGTCAATGCCGACTACACCCTGACCAACGCCGACGGCGCCCTGAACGAGGCACGCAATGCCGTCCTTACTATTGTCGGCACCAATGGCGCGGTGCGGGACCTTATTGCACCGCTCAACGAGAAGCTTTATATCATCGCCAACAACACCGTGGGCGGGTTTGCCATCCGCATCCGCGCAGCGACGGGCGCCGCTATCACCATTGCCAATGGCGCTACGGTCTGTGTGTACTGTAACGGCACCGATTTCGTACAAGGCCTGAATAACAGCCAAATTGCCGCCGGCGCCAATATTACCGTGACCACCGTAGGGGATGTCTCCACGATTGCCGCTGCAGCTATCCCGGCACCCGTTATCCCGGCCGGTAGCATCGTGGCGTTTTACAATGCTGTTGCACCCACCGGCTGGGTTAATGTCAATCCGGGAGGGTCCAATTATCTGATGGTAATGACGAACAGTGGGGGCACTGTAAGTGGGTCGATGGACCCCGTCAACATGACCGTGGTGCCACCGCATACGCATGGCGTCTCAGGCACGACAGGCACTGAAAACCAGGCACATAACCACACGGACTATGGGCATGCGCACAGCGCAACGACCGTTATCGGGGGAGCCAATACTATCCAGGGTTGGTTCTCGGGGGGCTCTTACCAATCAGTGGGCACCGGGACCGGAGCTGCAGCTGCTAACATAAGTAATGAAAATCAGGCGCACAACCATAACTTCGCAGTAACCTCGGCGTCCAACACCGGCGCGGCGTATTGGACGCCCCGGTATTCCAACTGGATGATGTGTCAGAAATCATGAGTCTCGAGGTAGTTATCTTATGCCCCCTCACGCAAAAGCCCAAGCGTTGTGAGTACGTGGAGGACAACAAGCTGCACCGCTGTGGCGCCTATGAGACAGTCATGGGTGAAGACGCCAAGACTCACGAGCCGATGGAAATCACCCGCTGCATTATCAACCTGCTGCCGGTGTTGCTTATTGAGAACACCCGCCAGCAGCACCACACCGCGGCCGCCGTGGAAAGCTTCCGCAACGAGACGGTGCAGGCCAACAGCCTGACCCAATTGATTTTACACAGCGCGGCGCAGACCCGGCTGGCTAATTTGGAGGACCGTTAAGTGCCTTTAAAAGCGATACAACTTAAGCCGGGCATGGACAGGGAGTCAACGACCTATGCCGTGGAAGGCGGCTGGTGGGACGGTGACAAAATCCGTTTCCGCTCCGGCTCGGTAGAGAAAATCGGCGGCTGGGTGCGTTTGTCCACCCAGCAATATCTGGGTACCTGCCGGACGCTGTGGAACTGGATTGATTTCGACGGTGAGAATTATTTAGGGCTGGGCACGAATTTAAAGTATTACATTGAGCTGGGCGGCACCTATTTTGACGTGACGCCGATCCGCATCACCTTGACGCATGCTACTACGCCGTCCACCGACAACTGCTTTGCCACCGTTATTACCGAGACAAAAGTCACCGTTAACATCGCTTCCCACGGCGCCGTGACCAATGATTTCGTGACCTTCTCGGGCGCGGCAGCGGTTGGCGGCATCCCGGCGGCGACCTTGAATTTGGAGTATCAGGTCACTGTCATTGACGGCAACAGCTTTACACTTGAGACCGGCGTGGTGGCGACCTCGACGGTGGCCGCCGGCGGCGGTGTGGCGATTACTGCGGCCTTCCAGATTAATACCGGCACCAGCATCTACACCTCCGGCAAAGGCTGGGGTGCAGGCAGTTGGGGCCGCAACGGCTGGGGCACCGGCACCACGGTGGGCATTAGCGGGCGTATCGGCTTATGGACCAATGACAACTTCGGCCAGGACTTGGTGATTGCCCAACGTAACGGCGGTATTTACTACTGGCAGGACGCGTTGGGAGTCGGCGTGCGTGCGCAATTGCTAAACACCCTGGCCACCACGGCCGGGTTCTCGGGGCAGTATGTCCCCAACCAGACCCTGCAAGTGCTGGCCTCAGCGGTGCAGCGCTTCGTCATTGCCCTGGGTGCCAACGGCTATGTGCCCGGCACGCCCAGTAGTGCGTTTGATCCGATGCTGGTGCGCTGGTCTGACCAGGCTAACCCCTATCAGTGGGTGCCGGCCATCACCAACCAGGCCGGCGAGTTTAGGTTGTCGCACGGCTCGCAGATTATCACCGCGCAAATCACCCGTCAGGAAATATTGATTTGGACCGATACGGCGCTGTACTCGATGCAGTATTTGGGCACCTCCTATGTGTGGGGATTTAATGTGCTGATGGACAATATCAGTATGATCAGTCCGGCGGCGGCCATAACCGTCAATAATGCCACCTACTGGATGGGCGAGGAGAAGTTCTTTGTCTACTCCGGCCGCGTCGATACGCTGACCTGCACGCTAAAACAGTACGTGTTTGATGATATCAATCTGGACCAGTCGTTTCAAGTATTTGCAGGGCTTAACCCCGGCTTTAATGAGGTCTGGTGGTTTTATTGTTCCAAACAGTCGACCACCATTGACAAGTATGTGGTCTATAACTATGTCGAGAACATCTGGTATAGCGGCACCATGGCGCGTACGGCGTGGCTGGATACCGGCATCCGCCAGTACCCGATTGCCGCAGATTATAATAGCCGGCTGTTGTATCATGAGATAACCTACGATGACTCGTCAGGCCCCGAGCCGGTGCCTATTATTTCCTATATCCAGTCGTCTGATTTTGACATTGATGACGGCCACAATTTCGGCTTTGTCTGGCGTATTTTGCCCGATATCAGCTTTAACGGCTCCACGGTCAAGAACCCGACCGTGACCATCGAAGTGCAGCCGCGCATCAACTCCGGCACGCCTTACGGTACTGCCGATGCGCCGGTGGTGACCAGTGCGCAGGACTACAAGGCCCCCAATCCGTCGGTGTACATTGTTCAGGAATTTACCGGGCAGGTTTACACGCGGCTGCGCGGCCGGCAACTGGCTATCAAGATAGCCTCGGATGGCTTGGGGGTGTCGTGGACGTCAGGAAAACACCGGATCGACGTGCGCCAAGACGGCCGCAGGTAAAATTATGTTTAAATTCAAAGGCTTAGTATGAGTACCGGCACGACCAAGAGTCCAAACCTGCCGCTTGCCCCCCTTAACTATGACCGCCAGTTCATTGATGACTTGCTGCGTATTCTGCGTCTGTATTTCGCAGAACTGGATAATCCGGGCATCAGTCAGTTCTCGACTAATTATAAGGGAGACAAAATACTCAGCGCGTTAAATTGCAGCACCATAAATAGTCTGGGCGTGCAGGTCATTAGCCTGCCCAATCAGGCCGATGTCGCCAAGTTACGGGCCGGGGATATATACGTCGATTTGACGGCGGGCAATGTGCTGAAGATTAAGTCATGAGCAAGCTGGCATCTATAGGCAATATGCCGGAGATATTGCGCATCAGCGAGGTGTTAAAAACCTGTCCGCAGGTTGATTTACCTTTGCAGCATTTCTATTTGCCGGGCGTGTGTGTACGCTCGATGTTCATGCCGGCGGGCACTTTACTGGCGGGCAAAATACACAAGCATGCCCATATTGCCATCCTGGCCCAAGGCACCTTACGACTGGCGGATGACGAGCACGCCTTTGTTATCTCCGCACCCTATATTGCCTATGGCAAAGCCGGTATTAAACGGCTAGGCTATGCCGAGACCGACTGCACTTTTATGAATGTGCTGAGCACCACTATCACCGATATCGACGAGCTGGAACGTGAGATGACGTGCGAGACTTTTGAGGAACTGGATCAATTTTTACTGGAGAACAACCATGAACCCCCCAAGCAGATTACCTGATATTGAAGCCCGTGCGGCACGGCGGTGCTGCGTGTTTGTCACCGGGGCGACGGCGATGACCATCGCCACCGGGGCGCTCATTGGTATGGGCACTGGCGCGGCGTTGGGCGCAGGCACAGCGGCGTTGACGGGGGGTGATGTGTTAAAAGGTGCGTTGATTGGCGGTGGCACCGGGGCCTTGACCGGTGGCGTCGCCAGCGGCATAGGTGCGGCCGGCGGTGCCGCAGCCGGTGCGGGTACCGGGGGTGCCGGTGGTGGCGCAGGCGGCGCGGCTGGCGGTGCAGGGGGTACGACAGGCGGCATGGGCTTTAGTGGGTTATCAGGTGGTGCCGGTTTAACCACTGCGCCTGGCATAGGTGCTTCAGGTGCGGCGCAGATGGGCCAACAAGCCATGACCAGTGGTGCAGGTAGCACGCTATCAAACGCAGGCGGTTTGGGTCTTGCCGGGGTATCCGGCGGCTCCGGACTGGTCCCCAATGCGACTTCAGTGGCCGGCATGGGCCAGGAGATGGCTGCCAGTGAAGCGGCGGCACAAGCGACTAAAGAAGCCGGCATGTCGTCACTTGAAAAAGGCTTCTCGAATTTTACCTCAGGCTTAAAAAGCATGCCTGGCGATGCCATGAAATGGGCCGGTGAGAACCCGTTGCAGGCCATTGGTCTGGCCGGGCAAGGCATCACTGCGTTAGCCCAACCGAGCTATTCAACCCCTGCCGCTGCGACGCAAGATAACTATCCGAGTGTGGCAAGGCCCATTTCACCTCATTATCAGGCGTCGGTGGCGCCGTCTTATCGGCCGACCAATAAGTTCTACGCTGAAGGCGGCCCGGTTAACAAGTTCTATGCGGCGGGTTTACAACAAGCACAGCAAGCGCAGGCTCAGCAGGCACCTATACCCCAAGCACAGCCTATGCAAGCACAGTCCCCTTTACCGGTCGCTCAGCAAGGCATCGCCGGTTACGCGCGCGGACGCATGGTGTCCGGTCAGGGAACAGGCGTTAGCGACGGCGTCGACGCTTTAATAGATGGGCAGCAGCCAGCTGCGATTGCTTCGGGAGAGTATATTTTGCCCGCCAGATTTGTCTCCGAGATTGGCCAGGGCAGTTCTTCCGCCGGTGCCAAGCGTCTCGACCAGATGGTCGCCAAAGTGCAAGCGCGCCGTGGCAAGACCGTAGGCAAAAAAGGCATCGCCGTCGATAGTAAAGCCTACAAGGCGCTGCCGGCTTAGTGGAGGCCAGTATAGTGCCGTTAGATGTACTCCCGTTATTTTGGGAGCGCGTCGCGCCACATTTACAAAAGGCCGCCGACAAGTCGCTCGGTCGCTATAACCTGGAGGACATCCATGACTTGCTGACCCAGTACGACTACCAGCTGTTTGTCGCTTATGAGCACTGGGATGTGCAGGGCGCGGCGGTGGTCACAGCGGTGATTTATCCGCGCAAAACCCTGCTCAATGTGGCGTTTTTAGGTGGCATCGAGCCGATAGAGCCGTGGGGGCCGACGTTGTTGGACTTATTACAGGTCTATGCCGGGGGCATGGGCTACGACGGCATTGAGACCCAAGCGCGGCTGGGCTGGGCTAAGAAGCTGATTGATAATGGTTATAGCTATAAGCGGGTAGCCGAGATTTTTGAAATTGAGCTATAATAAGTTTCCGCTGCCTTTAATCAGGCTTTCAGCGCTGGCCCGGCGTGCGGTACAGGGCATCCCTTAAATGAAAATAGGAAATTAAAATGAACGACCTACGCTATAAAGAATACGAAGAATTTACAGGAAGCGAGATTCTCCACATCGTCGCAGCCGTCATCATGGCGGAAGAGGCTAAGACTGAAGAGGAATTGCGTGCTGCAAAAGCGTTCGCAGCCTCGATGCCTATCCAATTAAAAGTATTGGAGGCTTGAGATGAACGAATTAATAGCAGTACGAGCACACGATGTATTAGTAAACGCGGTATGTGGGCGTGAGCTTCACGAGCGATTAGAAATAAAGCTGCAGTATTCAAATTGGATAAGAGAACAAATTGACCGCGCTGAGTTAAATCAAGATATTGATTTTGTTGCTATAATTGATAATAATTATAGCCCCCCGCGTATAAAGAGGCTATCTTGAAAGCCGTCTTTGCGGAAGCCTTGGAAGGCTAGTAATATAAGTACCTAGGGAGTTTTCGACAAATTTGTCGAAAACTCCCGATATCAAAATCAGCCCTATAGAATTATGGCTCGCTGATACAAAACCCACTCTCCCTAAACGGGAGCTCTCCACACTTGTATCAGGATTACCGCCATGGGCAGCAAGGCGCCAGCCACTCCGACCAACACCACCCAAACCGTCAACAGCAACACTATCCCCGACTTCATGCGGCCGTACTTCAACACCATGATGTCCGCCGCACAACAAAATACCTACCAGACCGACGCGCAAGGCAATGTCACCGGCATGAAGCCGTACCAGCCCTACAGTACCAATGGCGCTGACTATGTGGCGCCGTTATCGGGACTGCAGAACCAGGCCATTAACAGCGCCGGCGCTCTGCAAGTCCCCGGCCAGTTCCAGCAAGGCATGGACATGGTCGGCGGCGCCGGTGCGCAAGGCATGGGCGCAGGGGCTGGCGCGATGGGACTGGGCCTGCAGTCGGCCGGCGCCGGCGCCCAGTATAACCAGATGGCCACCGACCCCAACTCAATACAGGGCTATATGTCGCCGTACATGCAGAATGTGGTCGACTATCAGACTCAACAAGCTAACCGGCAATATGATATCAGCGGCCAGGAGCAGCAAATGGCTGCCGCCCGTTCGGGGGCCTTTGGTGGCAGCCGCGAGGCCATCATGGGCGCCGAGAACGAGCGTAACCGCAATCAGGCTATCCAGGGCATCCAGGCCACCGGCGCGCAGAACGCTTTCCAAAATGCCCAACAAGCGCAGCAGTTCGGCGCTAATCTAAATTTACAGGGCCTGAACCAAGGTATCCAGGGCATGCAGACCGGCATTGCCGGCGCGCAGCAAGGCATCAATGCCGGCTTGGGCTTGGGCACGCTCGGGGCCGGCCAACTCGGCGCCCAGCGCGACATTATTGGTACGCAAGCGCAGCAAGGCGCCCTTCAACAAGGCCAACAACAGCAGGCCATTGATGCGGCCGTACAGAACCAGCAGCAGGCACAAGCCTATCCCATGCAACAAATAGACTTTCTGTCGGGCTTATTACGCGGTAATCCCACTAATAATAACTCCATGGTGACCAACTCCACGGTACAGCCCAGCATGGCCTCGCAGATGTTCGGCGGTATCGGCGCCCTGGGCAGTCTGTATGGCGCCTATAAGAAAAAGCGGGGCGGCATTGTCGGTTACAGCGTCGGCGGTGCTATCGAGTCTGATTTAAGCCAGATGTCCCCTGAGCAATTGCAAGAAGTCATTCAATCTACCACCAGCGACATCGAGCGGCAACTGGCCAAAAAACTATTGGCCGAGAAGACCATGGCCGGCGGTGGTATTGTCGCGTTCGCCGATAAAGGTTATGTACCCGTCAATCACCACATGACCGAGGAAGAGGCAGTACAAGCGCAGTTAGGTAAGCCTAAGCCGCGCAAGACACAAGACCAGTACACCAAAGCGGATATCAAAGGCATTGTGCAGGCTAACGCCGACAAGTATGGGGTAGACCCCAATTTAATGATGCAGACGCTAAGTTCGGAATCCAATTACGACGCCAAGGCGATGTCCCCTAAAGGCGCCTTTGGCATCGCGCAGTTCATGCCGGATACGGCCAAGCGCTTTGGCATTAAAGACCGGGGCAATATAGACCAGTCTATCGAAGGCATGGCCAAGTATCATAAGTTCTTATCAGATAAATATAATGGCGATCCCGCTTTGATAGCCGCAGGCTATAACGCCGGTGAAGGGCGTGTGGATGAGTATCTGGACCCCAAGAAGCGCCGCCCTCTCCCTAAAGAGACCACTGACTATATGGCTAAAGTGACAGGGGGCCTGCAGGATATCCCGGTCGGTTCGCCACAAGAGGAGCCGGCAGGTATCGCGCAAGCGCCGTTACAAGTAACTCCATCTCCGGAGTCACAACAAGCCTTGGCGATGGCGCAGCAAGACACAGCGACAGCGCAGCGCGACGCGGACAAGACTTATCCACAACGCATGGCTGAAGTTCAAGCGAATCGGGAAGCGGCCGGTGTAGGCACGGATGAAGGTACGCAACAATACCGCAAAGACGTCATGGCCGAACGTGCCAATAGTAAGGACGAAGCCAAGCGCCAATTTCATTTACGCATGGCCGACTTCTTTGCACATTGGGGCTCGACACCCGGGCCGGTCATTGCTGCAGGCCTCAAGGCATTAACTGAAACAATGCCCAGTATGATTGAGGATAAAGACAAGCAGGAGAAACTGCAGCGTGATTTAGACAAGAGTCTATATGAGGTCAATCATGCGGATTATCTGGAGCGGGAGGGCAAATACAAAGAAGCCACCGCTTTGAAAGAGTCAGCCTCTGAGCGGTTGCATAAAAGCCGGGAAGTGGAGCATGCCGCACTGGCCGCGTTTGGTAAACACATGGAGACGCTGCAAGGGCAACAGAATGTTGCCGAGACTTATGGTCAGAGCCGGGAGGCGGTAGCAAACATCAGAG